ATCCAAACTCAAATTCTTGGTATTGCAAATGGAATAACTATTGTCGATGAAAACTGTGAACGTATTAAACTTTCACGATCTTTGTATGCAATGGGTATGAAAGTGGCAAGTGTGTCATTATTGTGTTCAGATGTTCGAGTTTTTGACGCTATGTGGCAAGCCGGTACGTATTGTCCTTTTCAGTCTTCGATTGGCGATGAAGCAAAAAAAGGTTGGGAAGATAACCCACATCTTGTTCCAGAGGGAAGTTTAATATTTGAAGACAAAGAAATAAAAAGACAAGAAACAAAAAATGAAAGTAATAATGATTTTGAAAAATTTATATTCTATGGCATGGCTCTCTATATGGGTGTTACTGCTTTCGGTTTCCCTTTCTTTTAGTTCTAAAGCGATTGATTGTTCAACAGATACGGTTGGTCTTTGCACGCCAACAGTAGAAGAAATTATTGAAGAAGTTATTACTGAAACAATTGAACATGAAGCAGACGGAATAACAATAACAACGACCACAGAAACAACAACGACAACCACAGAAGTTTCTAACGAAGATTCAAAAGATTTATTAGACG